CTGATGTTCGGCTACCACGCCGCTCAGTGGGTCACGCTGGCCCACCTAGTCAGCCCGCAGCCGCCTAATCCCTTCACGGCCCTGGTGATTGCATCACGGGCCCGTGACGGGTGGCTCAGCGCGGCTGGGCTGGATAAGTAGACGACCCCCCAGCGTGGGGGCCATCCGGGTCACTATCATGCCGAAGGGCGTGCTGCTGAGACGCGGGAGTGAAACCCACTCGGATGGCCCCCGCCCTGGTCGGTTATCCCCGGCGGGAGCCGGGTTAGCAACGAAAGGGGGAAGCAGATGCTTCTCATCAGTCTGAAGAGGGCCATCACCCTGGTGGCCATCCGGGGGGACGGCGGTGGCGGTGAGAGCGATCGCCACTACATTCGGGCGACGGCCATCGTGGCTGAGCCCAGCAAGAATACGAAGAAGGTCTACAATGTCTTCTTCGCCATGACCGGCAGCGGAGCCGATGTGATCCGGCATCTAATCGCCACGCCCAGAAAGTCGATAGGGGATTTCATGGGCTCAATGCGGGGCAGCCCGGAAGAGCTAAGGGCGGCGCTGTTCGGCTTGGATAACTTGACGCCGGTGCGGGTCGAAATCAGCGATACCAATATCGACGTGGCGGCGGACTACCAGGCGGGCGACTGAGATGGACTACAACCCCAGGCCCCAGGCCGCCGCCCTGCTGGACGCGGCCTACGGCTTCGTGCAGAGCGTCCCCTACCAGGTCAGCGCCAGGTGGCTCTTCTACCGGCTGCTTCAGGACAGCTGGGTGTCGACGAAGGCCGACTATAAGAAGGTCATCAGCCTGCTGTCGAAGGCCCGCAAGTCGTTCTGGAAGGACTGGCGGCCCGACACCCTGGCGGATGAGACGCGGGCGGTGGACGGCGTGGGCCACGGCTATCAAGACCTGGCAGAGTGGCTGAAGGCCGTGGCCAGCAGCCAGGTCTTCAGCTACGTTGACCGCTGGCAGGCGCAACCCAGCTATGTGGTGGTCTGTTTCGAGGCGAAGGCGATGGCGTCACAGTTCGACCACTACCTTCCGGCCTGGGTGCCGCAGGTGGCGTTCGGCGGTGACGTCAGCATACCGGCAAAGTGGAAGATAGCGGAGCTGTTCGGCTGGGCCCACCGGCGCTACGACAAGCCGCTGCGGATGGTCTACTTCGGCGATCTGGACGATAAGGGGCTGCTCATCCCTGAGTCAGCCCGGCGGGACATCGAAGAGTGGCTGCCAGTGGGGGCCTTCAAGGATTTCGAGTACGAACGGGCTGGGCTGAACCCCGGTGATGAGGACACCTACAACATCGCTGAGAACCCGGAGCGGCCCGGCACCTACCAGTGGGAAGCGCTGGACGACGACACCGCCGGGGAGCTAATCACCGGCGCCGTGGAGCCCCATCTGGACATCGCCGCCGGTGACGCCTGCGAAGAGAAGGACGACCGGCGGATGACGGCCTTCAGGGAGTGGTGGGGAGACCACAAGCCCACCGCCGACGACCTGGGGCTGGACGAAGACGACTAGACCCCCCAGCGTGGGGGCCATCGGGACTTCTGGAAAGGAGTGCTTTGCGCCGTGTGATGACGTGTCGCTTCATGCAGCCTGATGGCCCCCGCCCCGGTCGGTTTATGGAGCCCTGAAAGGGGGAAGCCTATGTTCCAGAAGAAGACGCTGCGCCAGCTGCCGCCTGACACGCGGAAGCTGGCCGTGGCGTGCAACGATGCCGAGCAGGCCCTACGGCGCTGGCGGCGCTCGATACCGCAGCTGGCGTCTGATGAGCGACACTGGCGGGCTGACGCGGCCCGGCTTGAAGCTCAGGGGCGGCCCGACGTGTCGATACCTGACCAGGCGGTGCCGTGCCCGGAGCACGGCATCACCCGGATGGTGCCTGACAAGTGCCCAGGATGCAATCGCTTCGCCATAGCGTGGCAGCGGGCCAGCCTGGAGCAGAAGAGCCTAGCGGGAGCCGGGAACGGTATGACGCTGGACGGCGACCCGCCGCTGTTCGGCTAGTGGTGACGGATGGGGCCGGGCCGTCCTGGCCCTACCGCCGCCGGAAGGGAAGGCGAGATGGCAAGAGGCAAACAGTGGAAGACCGAGACGAAGGAGCTGCCCCTGAGGGATGCCCTGGACTACGCCGGGGACATCGAAGAGCTGGGGGGTGAGATGCGGGAGTGGAGCGACAACACCGCAGAGAGCTTTCCGACGAAGTCTGAGGAAGTGGGCGAGTGCGCCGACGCCCTGGAAGAAGGCCACCAGGCGGTCGAAGTGGCGGTGAGCGACATCCACAACGTCGTCGACGAAATCGACAGCATCGCCGATGCGAAGGTGACCTTCACCGAGATGCGGCCCTACGGGCGGAAGGGCACGCCCCGCCACATGACGCTGGCCAACGCCCTGGCCCCGATGGGGGCGGCGGCTGACTACCTGGAGAACCTGGACGCGGACGACGAAGAGCTGGAAGAAAATCTGGCCGACCACGACCTGGACGTGGGGAGCTTGCAGCAGCTCGGCGGTGAGCTGTCCAGCGCTCTCAGTGAGGTAGAGAGCGTCGACTTTCCGGGGATGTACTGATGTACGCCAGCATCCTGGCCCGCTTCGCTCGTGAGAGCGGCAAGTACGACGACCTGCCGGTGGTGAAGTCGGGGCTCAGGCTGCCCCCGGACTTGAAGGTGGGCCACGGGAGCTTCGGCACCGTGGAAGTCAACACCCTGACGGTGAGCTGCCCCACCTACTTCCACAGCTTCCGGCAGGGCCCCCACGAAATCCACCGGCTCATCATCGACCAGGACGGCGACCGCAGCACCTGGATGAGCGACAGCCCCCAGGAAGTGCAGCTGGCCCGGATGGACGTGGCGAAGCTCCCCGGCGGGGCCCACATCCTGGTGGTCGGCCTGGGGCTGGGCGTCTTCCCCCAGCTGGTGGAGAAGAAGTACCAGCGGGTGACGGTGCTGGAGCTGAACCCTGCCGTGGTCACAGCCGTGTGGTCATACGTCAAGGGGGCCAACTGGCACCTGAAGGTGGGTGACGCCTGGGAGATGGACAAGCTCTTCATCCGGGGCACCTTCGACGCGGTGTACGGCGACATCTGGAGCGAGATATGCCGCGACACCCGCGAAGAGTACAAGCGCTTCAAGAAGCTGGCCCGCTACCGGCTGGGCTCGCCCAAGACCGTGTGCTGGGTTGAAGACCACGTTTACGGTTGGGGCGATTGGTTCGGCTAGGAAGAGAGAATCGGATGTTGAACGTGCGCGACAACCACACCTACTGCTACGACCTGCTGGAGCAGCGGGCCCTGGAAGTGAAGCAGCGCTGGATTCGCCACCTGGCGATGGCCTACATGCTGCTGCGCGACCTGGCGCAGATGGGCCCGCAGTACAGCAGTCTGGGCATCAACCTGATAGGTATCGCACAGCGGATAGCGCAGGAAGAGGCCGCGTTGTCGGCCCTTCAGGATGCCGACTTCGCTGTGCGCCGGATGAACGAAGAAGGGAGCGAACACGATGGCGATTGAGAAGGCCAGGGGGTGCGGCTTCCGCGTCTGCGGGGCCCTGTACCTGGTCAGCGATGGCGTGAGCCGATGGTGCGGCAGGTTGCCCCTGCCCACCAGCCTGGAGCAGTCAAGGCAGTTTCAGCTCCACCCCCTGATAGAAGTGCTGGCGGGCACTGACCACATCCCCTGCCGCCGGGACGACTGCACCGGCGCCCGCTTCACCTGCCCGTTGCGGTGGCCGCCCCGCATCGACCCCACCACGCCGGTGGGCGTCAGCTGGGTGGGGGAGCGGGACTACACCCCGCAGAGCTTCACCCTGGAAGTGGAAGAGATGGGCGTCAGCAAGCGGGTGCCGGGCATCCCGGCGGGCCTGGAGCTGGGCCGCACCTGGGTGTTCCTGGCTCACCCGAAGGGCTACACCTGTGACAGCTGCTACCGCTGCGGCGGCCCACGGGGCGAGTCAGAGTGCAGTCATGAAGACGGCCATCTCTTCGACGGCCCCGGCCTCTTCCACGCCTTCGTGCCCCAGCGGGTGGAGTGCCTGGTGGAAGACGACCGGCTCGAAGAGGAGTGGGTGCAAGACCTGAAGGCCAAAGGGGTCACGATCATCCCGGTGCCTGCGGACGACCCCGACCACGCACGCGGCACCACCAGCCACGAGAGAAAGGAAGGTAGCGATGCAGGGAGTGGTGGGCCTGTCCGACCTGCTAGACGCGATGGGCTTCCAGACCGAAGGTGACCCGCCGCAGCACACCCTGGAGAATCAGCGCAAGGTGACGGCCAAGCTGTCGGCCCTGGGGGTGCCCTACATGGGCATCGGGAAGAACATCCGGGGCCACCGGCGCGGCGTCCTGGTGGACATCGACGCGCTCAGCAAGGCGATGATGCAGCTGGCCGTTGACCGGGGCGAACGGAAGGCGAAGGCCGCCCAGGCGCGGAAGGGGAAGGGGGCGAAGCAGGCCAGGGCCCCCAGGAGCTGACCCCCTTCACCGATTACGTAGTAGTCCTGGCCGGTATATTACCGGCCAGGGAAGGGAGAGGCACCCATGCCGAAGAAGAAGCTGACGATGAAGGACGTGGAAGCCGAGCAGGCCCGGATGAGGCTGCTGGTGGAGCGCATCGACAAGGACGTGGCCACCCTGGACGGCAAGCTGGTGGAGCTGGTGCGGCCCGACGGTGACCATGTGCGGCTGCATGAAGTAGAAGAGGACATCCCGCCTGGCGTCCAACGCCTGGCGCGGGCCCTACGGGCCGACCAGACGGACGGTGACGATGACCACACCCACCACGGCCACCGTGAACGGCTGCGCGACCTGGAGCGCCAGATGCACCTGCACCGGCACCAGGGACGCCGTGGCGCCAGGGTGCTGCTCAGTCTGCCAGGGGCCTTCCTGGGCCGCCTGGCGGCGTCTGCTGCCGTTCTGTGGCGTGGGCCCCGGTGCCCCGGCCACGACGCGGACGCCAGCAGCTGGCAGGGCCGGGTGACGTTCCCTGAAGAGGACGCGGGCTACTAGACAGCCCCCCAGCCCCCGGCTTATCATGGCGGGGAGATGGGAACGAACGGCGGAAGGAAGACAGCAGCCGAGATGATGACGCTGGCCTGCCCGACCTGTGGGGGTGCCTGGGCCCACCCCGCCTGCCCCATCTGTCACCTGCCGTTCAGCGACTGGCCACCGGGCCGCAGCCCCACCGCCCTGTACTGCACCGTGGCGTGCAAGAACGTGGCGAACCAACGGGCCTACAAACGGCGAAAGGCGGCGGCGACGTGACCTATCCCCCGCTGGTCACGCTCTGCGCGGGCCCCCTGAAGCAGCACACGATGGCCTACCTGGCGGCCCACAGCCGCTGCTGCCTCTGCGGCAGACCCGCCTACAGTACCGGCGGCTTCTCTCTCTGGTGCCTGAAGTGTCTCCAGCCCTTCATCGACGCGGCAGCTGACTACGTCCCGGTGGTGACGATGCGCCGCGCTGCGGCCCGGCAGGACGCCGTCGCCGTTCCCGCTTGACATCCCCCTGCTACGCCCCCGGCCTGGTGGTTGCCCCCGTCAGCCGGGGGCTTTCTTTTTGCCCGGCGGCGGTGTACGCTGTCAGGCGACGGGCGGGCGGTGGTCGGGGTAACAGGCTTCAGAGCCCTGACGGAAGCGAACGGCCCCTAGCGACCTGGCGCTTCCGGGGTGGACAAGCGTGGGGAATGGCGGCCTGGCGGCAGCCAGTCGACCCCCCACTACGGTCACGAACCCGCAACGCCGCCCCCCGTCCGCTGAAACCGACGATGCGCTACTGGACGACCACCACCCAGCTGTTCTGCCACAACCGGCGGTGTGGTCGTCCCACCCGGCAGGTGGTGGAGCACCGGGTAGAGGGTGCCCAGCTGGTGAAGAAGACCACCTGCTACCGCTGTAGCAACACGGTGATCGTCACCGGGCCCGCACCGGCAAGGCTGCTGGCCGACGCTCACCTGGCGGGGCGGCTGCGACCGTGAGCCTGCACAACCCGGACTGGCTCAGGCCAGAGCCGGTGAATCAGCTCCATCTGCCGATGCCCCGCACCTTCGCCTGCCCAGACTGTGGCACAAGCCTGCCCGTGACGTGGGAGAAGTGCCCCGTATGTGGCTGGCAACGATACCCTGGGGCCAGCTGCTGATGACGAAGCTGATGGATGATGCCAGAGCTGGCCTGAAGTGGTGGAAGCGATACTTCGACTGGTGCTACCGGCTGCCCCGCCGCTTCAACTGCCCGGACTGCGGCGCCACCCTGGAGAAGCCGCCCTGTGGGGTCTGCGGCTGGACGGATGACCGCCGATGACGTGCCGGGGCCGCATCAGGCGTCATGCGCTCATAGATGTCAGCGCCTACTGTGCCGACTGTGACTGGACGGCAGAGACGAAGAACGCCCACGGCCTGGGGGCCCAGCACCATGACCGTTACGACCATGACGTGCGGGTAAACCAGACCCATGTGTTCCGCTATGCCCGTCCCGATGCGGATGGCCCTGATGAGGAGAAGGCAAGGGCGTGACGAAGCGGAAGGCGAAGGCGAAGCCGACGCCCCACCAGAACAGCCAGCGGGCCGTGGCGCTCTACCAGAACGGGCCTGACGCGGCGCAGGCGCTGGCCGACGAAGTCCGGGTGGCCGACCGGCTGCTGCGGCTGCTGCGGCTGCTGGAGAACACGACGGGCCGGAAGTGGCCGGGGCTTGACCTGCGGCAGCTCGCCCTTGCGGAGTGGATGGCCACCCCGACGTGGGACAGGCCGCAAGCTGAGCGTTCGCTGGTCGGCTGGTGTCTGGCCAACCGGGTGCCCGACCGCACCGCCAGGCGGTGGCGGCAACACCCCCGCGTCGTCGACCTGGTCGCCACCATCGTGGACGTCTCTCTGGGCAGCGGCAGCTACGACACCCAGGTGTGGCAGAACCTGGTGCGGCGCACCGCCATCTCGGACGACGCGATACGCACCTACTTCGAGCTGCGGGGCAAGCTGGCCGGGCGGGGCCAGGGCGTCAACGTCTTCACCGGCCCGGTGGACGCCCGGCAGCAGGGGTTGACCATCCCGGTGGACGATGCCGAGAGCTATAAGCGAGCGCTGGAGATGTTCGGCGAAGGTGACAAGTGAGCTGCACCTGCCGCTGCCGGTGTAGCTGGCCCGCTGCTCCTGACCGCGATGGCCTATGCGGTGACTGCTGGTACTCCTGGTGCATCGCGGATGAGGCCCACGCTCCTGTCGATCGTTCCTACATTGGGGTGTACGGCATCACCACGGTCTGGTCAGGCTGGGTGATGAGCCGGGGCTACGGTCACCTGCTGGCCGAATCCCCCGCCTTCCTGGCGAGTAGTGAGCGAGCGCCCCGTTGTCCCGATGTCTTCTGTGTCGCCACTATGGTGCGGCGCGTCGGTGCCTGGAAGTGCTACCATCATGCAGAACCCGTAGTGACCGTCATCGAAGAGCGCTTCCCGCGAGCACCGCAAGGGAGCGTCCTAGCGACGGCAGGAAAGGAAGGCCCACAGTGAACGACGGCAAGTATATTCGCATCTACCCGGAGCGGGCCGTGGCCCCGGCGCGGAAGGTGCTGGAGCAGCTAGCCCTGTCATCGAACGAAGCGGCGATGGCGCTCTCGCAGCTGGACACGCTCGGCTTCCCGAAGGGCGAACCTATCTTCGTCCTTCGGGGCCAGGACGTGCTCGCCCCGCCCATCGTCCGCAACTACGCGGAAGACGCGGCTGCCGAGGGGGCGTTCGGCATTGGGCTGGGTGAGCCGGAAGGTCAAGCCGCGTTCGACCACCTGATGGCGTTCGCCGACGCGATGGCGGCCTGGACGCCCAGGAAGCTGCCGGACTGATGGCTGCAACACCCGACGACAAGTGCGAGTGCGGTCACATCCGCCGCGATCACCGCCTGCGGATGCGACAGAAGGACAGCATGGGGCGGGAACGCCTTCTGCGAACTGGCCAGTGTGGACGATGCCGCTCCTGTGTCGAATACAAGAAATGGGGGTCGGACTGATGCAACCCGTGATACCCCGGTCGGAGGAAGCGCGAGAGGGCAAGGCGGTCGTCTTCGCGGAGCACCAGCCGCAGTATCACCCGCTCCCGGCGCGGGTGACAGCGGATGGGGGCGTGCATACCGAGTGGGAGCTGACGCACGCGGAGCGGAAGGCGGTGGCGGCTGGGGCCCGTGTGCAGCTGACCATCCTGACGTTCGGCGGGGAGCTTCAGCCGGTGCGGTTGATGGTCGAAGGGGTGGAGCCCGACCCCAGGGCCGGGTCTCAGGGGGATGTCTGGACGCCGCCCCGATGAGAGTGATGCTGTCGAATGGCGAATGGCAGGCCATCTTTGTGATGCACCACATGGTCTTGTGGGCGGCGTCTCTGAGAACCCGTTATGACCGCCGGTAACGGCCAGGACCCGACTCAGCCGTGGGAAGAGGACAGCCCTGAGCTGCGCTGGCTGACGAAGGTGGCCCAGGCCCACGTCGTCAGGAACGGCTGGGTACACGCGGCCCACGAGCACCCGGAGCGGGGGCCCCAGGCGCACGTCGCCGACCTTGAGGCGGTGTTTGTGAACGGCATGATGGAAGGGATGCTGCTCGGCTTCTTCCAGCCCGTCTTCGTCAGGATGCGGCTGATAGAGCTGGCCACCGGGAGCGCCGACGCCAGCTTCTTCATGCGCTTCCACCAGGAGAAGGCGGGGAAGGTGGTGCTGGGTGACTACAGCTAAGCGGAAGCCCCGGCCCCCCCGGCTCCACGACGTCCGACCCCAGGGGTGGCCGACGCGCACCCTGGCGTTTCGCTGGAAGGTAGAGGATGACCCCCAGGGGGTGGCGCTCAGATGGATTTTCCGGCTAGTGAAAGGATGGCGCTGATGAGCACGACCCATTGGGACATCACCGAGCTGACAGAGGCGGCGCGGACGGACGACCCGCTGCCGATAGCGGTGGTGCAGCGGCACTTCGGCCAGGAGAAGGACGACCGCAGCCGGGCGCTGTTCGCCTTCGCTATGGGGGTGGCGGCGGACGCCGTGACGGATGACCAGCTGGCCGACCTGAAGCGGGCCTTCAAGCCGCCCCGGAGCGCTTGACAGCGGGCCCCTCAGGGCGTTAGATAAGCACCGTGGTGACGTTCGACGTTAGGTGCCCCCGATGTGGTGAGAGTGGAAGCCCCCAGCGTATGGACATCAGGAAGGGACGCTGCTACTACTGCCGCGCAGAGGCGGGTGGAAAGTTCTGAGACGTTTCCTGCTCTGGCTGGTCTTCGACGGGCCCCCGCTGGGCCCGCTGGCTCCCTGGGTGCTGGGCCTGGCGCTCAGGCGCCGTCCCCGGAAGGTGAAGCGTTGACCGACAGCGAAGCGCGGGCCCTGGACATCCTGGCGGCCCACGGGCCGATGATGCCGCGTGAGTTCGCTAAAGCCATGTGGCCCGACAGCCGCTTCTGGCAGGTGAGCTACAACTGCGGGCCGAACGGCTCCCACCGTGGCGGCGCGATGTATCGCAGCGGCGGGGCCTACCTGGGCCGCCTGCGGCGGAAGGGCTGGGTGGAGAACAGCCGCCACCGCTACTACTACACCGAGATGCGCCTAACCGGCGCGGGTCAGCTGGCCCTGAGTGAGCACCAGAGGCGAGCGGCATGACGGACATCGTGACCAGTAGGGAAGAGATGGACGACCTGAACCGGCCCCGGCCCGTCCAGGTGGAGCCCCAGAAGCCCGTCAGGTTCACTGAGAGCCACGGCAGCGTGCCTCTACTGCCCCAGCCGGGGGAAGAGGTCGTGCGCGTCCCCAGGGGGACGCTAGGCGTGCAGGGAAGGGCGGGCGCCCGGACGGTAGGCCAGGGAGCGCTACCGGGTTTTAAGCGCAAGCGGGTCGCCCGCCCCACCTGGTCTGAAGTCGGCTTCCACGCCTGGCATGGGCCCCGGAGCGGGCGGAAGCGGGCCCGGCAGCGCGGCTTGGCGCATGGATGAAGGCCGGGTCTCTCTTCAGCGGCATCGGTGGCCTTGACCTCGGCTTGGAGAGGGCGGGGCTGGAGATTGTCTGGCAGGTTGAGATAGATGATTGGTGCAGACGAGTCCTTGAAAGACACTGGCCCGATGTTGCTCGGTTTCGAGACGTACGAGACTGCCACGGAGCAGCGATGGCCGACGCCACGGGCGCAGGATGCCAAGCACGGGGCGGTAACGGAATGGGAGAGGGAGAATCGCCCCGCCGACTATCTTCTCCATGCGGCGGTTGCCTCCCCTCCGTCGACCTCATCTGCGGCGGCTTCCCCTGCCAGCCCGTCTCCCACGCTGGCAGACGCACAGGAGAATCCGATCCTCGCTGGCTTTGGCCTGAGTTCTACCGAATCATTCGCGAAGTTAGACCCCGATGGGTCTTGGCAGAGAATGTACCAGGGCTGCGGTCAATTGATGATGGACGGGTGTTTGGAGGGATACTCAGGGACTTGGCCGAAGCGGGGTACGATGCGGTCTGGTTCGACCTATCCGCTGCCGATGTCGGGGCACCCCACCTCAGAGAGCGAGTCTTCATCGTGGCCCACGCCGAACGTTCGCGACCATCACGCTCAGGGTGCGGGCATGAACCCGAAGGCGCGAAGCGTAGCGCTGTCAACGCGGGTGCAGAAGTGGCCTACGCCAGCGGCACGGGACTACCGACACGGGATGAGCGAAGAAGCGTTGCAGCGCCGGGAAGAGGAACTCTCCAGGGGTGTGAACCTATCGGAAGAGATGCAGCGGAGACAGGGAGACAATGGGCAGTTGAACCCTCAGTGGGTCGAGTGGCTTCAGGGATTCCCGCTAGGGTGGACAGACTTAGAGGACTCGGCAACGCCGTCGTCCCGCAGGTCGCAGAAGTGATAGGGCGCTGGATTGTAGACGCAGATAAAGGGGTGGCGTGAACGGCCTGGGCCTGGCGCCGACAGACGGCCCCCTGGTGCGGTACGCCGTCGTGGAGCAGGGGCTGACGATAACGGGACGCCGCCGGTGGCAGCCGCAGGTGCTGACCTGCCCCGGCTGTCACGTCGGGCTGAGCCGGGAAGAGTACCGCCAGCACCGCTGCGGGGAGAAGCTGCTGTGACCCTGGCCCGCGTGCGCTCTGACGCGCTGCCTGAGAACGTGGAGTACCGCGATACCGGCTGCGAGGTCAGCCCCACCTGCCTCACTTGCCCCCTGGTGACGTGCCGCTTCGACGACCCCGGTGGCCTGCGGGGCATCCTGAACCGGGAACGGAACAGCCGGATAATGCAGCTCAGGGCGCGGGGCGTCGGGCCCCGCCAGGTCGCCGACCTGGTGGGGATGTCGGTGCGGCACGTCCACCGAGTCCGGGCTGCGATGATGGGAGCAACGACGTGACGGACGTTCGCGTGATGCCGCAGCGGTGGCTCTGGGTGCCGCGCACCCGGCCCATCCGCTTCATTGAGATTCACGCCGTCCGTGGCGACACCACGCCAGCGTTGCAGAAACAGTCAGCGCTCAATTGGGTACAGTCACCCCTGAACAAGCAGGACGGGTGGGGCTCCAGCTTCTCACACGTCATCGGGACGGACGGCAGCCAGGGGACGGTGCTGGACGATAACCAGCAGCCGACCTACAGCGCGGGCTTCGGGGGCCCCAACAGCACCTACGCCATCGACTGGTACGGCATCTCCTACGAGCTGGCCCAGAGCCCGGCCCAGGAGCCGTTCAGCGATGCGATCTACGACCGGCTGGCGAAAGAGGTAGCGGTGGACTGCCTGCGGTACGGCATCCCGCCAGTGATGATTGCGGTCTTCGACCAGAGCGGGGCGGTGCCCACCGGCATCGTGCGGCACGACCGTTGCCAGAACGGGCGGATACTCGGCAAGACCGACCCCGGCGACCAGTTCGACGAAGCACGATTCATCCGGCAGTTGAAAGCGGAGATGCAGGAAGGGGACGATATGGCGACCAGTGAACTAGCCTCGGTGCTGCGCACCATCCAGCGTAAGAAGGGCAGGGGCGACCTACTTACCACCGATGAGCAGGCGCTATTCGACAACCTGGTGGCGCTGATGCCCCATATCGCGCCCGCCTACATTGAGCTGGTGCTGGGCCGTCAGAGTGGGCAGAAGGGTCAACGGGCCGCCTGGGCCCAGATGGTGCAGCATCCCCACGCCGATAGCGGCGGTGGCACCAGCGAAGCGCGGATGCGTGAGATAGCGCAGGAAGAAGACCGCAAGCTGCGGGTGACGAAGTTGTGAGATTGCCCTGGCCCCTCAGGGGCTGGGTGTTCGAGTACCCCTTCTTCAAGCGAATCGGGGCGGTGCCGCAGCATCCCCGCCCGCCGAAGCCGACGCCCGTTGATGCTACGGGCTATCTGAAAGGAAGGCCCACGATGACGCTCCCAGAAATCACCGTGCTCGAAGGGGACAAGGTGCCGCTGCTCGGCTGCCTGAAGTGCGACGGCCATCTGTTCCTCAACGCAGGGCTGCGGGTGATGGTGCGGCACGCCAACTACGAGCGGACGCCCCTGGGGCGGCCCGACAGCCGTTACCAGGGCTGGGAAGGCCACGACACCGTCTACGTCTGCGCTGGCTGCCTGCTGCCCATCATCGAAGACCAGGGCACGCTGGTCGACCTGAGCGGCAGCATCACGGAAGAGGAAGTGGCCACGGCCCTGCTGCGGGGCGGCTACCAGCTCCCGGCGCTGCGGCGGCAGGAGTCGAAGGCTGAGCCGGAAGGGCCCGACTAGGCGGTGACGTATACCTATGTCACCTGTCCCGACTGTGACCGGCGGCTGGGGGAACAGACCTACGGTTACGCCTGCCCCTGCGGGGCGCGGTGGACGCCTGACGGGAAGAGGCTGGCATGGCCCGTCTACCGCTGGGCCCGCCGCCGGGCCCAGCACCTGGCCCAGCTCTGTGTCCTGCTGGCGCTGATGCTCGCCCTGGCGGTCTTCGCCACCGTCTGCCTGGTGGAAGGGGAGCTGTGAAGCGGGATACCAGCAGGAAGTGGCTGCGGCTTGTGCGTCCGGGGTTGACCATCCGGCAGTCCACCGCCCGGCTGTGGGTCTGGTATCATCACGGCTGGCCGCCGATCGCGGCTATGCGGGTGACGGTGGTGGAAGGTGATCTGGGGACGTGAGGAACACCGGCTGCGCTCAGCGGGTGTGGCGGCTCTGCCCCGTCTGCGGTGGCCAGCTCAAGAGGCGGCGGCGGTGCCGACCGTGCCGCAGGGACAAGCTGCCCAGGGCGGTGCTCTTGACGCTGTGATAGAATCCACCGTGCGGGGCCGGGTGCTGGGACGCTCCCGCCTTGACCGGCGGCTGAGCCCAGGTTCGCCCCTTCGGGGGTCACCCGCCTGCCTTTTGAGCTGTGGTATAATCCCCCACAGCGACCAGCGACCTGCCCGTTACGGCCCACTCAGGCGGTTAGAACAGCATCACGACCGCCACCGCCGAACGGCCCGCAACCGTTCGACTGAAGAGACTGCCGCAGACCGATGAAGAGCTGTGGCTGCTCAGTCAGCTGCTCTTCGGCATCACCATCCCCCACCGAAAGGTCTGCGATGACCACGTCGCCCCCTTGACGGCCTTCGCCGACGCCTACTTCGGGCGCAACCCCACCCAGGTGTGGGAAGCCAGCCGTGGCTTCGGCGGCAAGTCCACCCTGCTGGCGCTCCTGGGGCTGCTGAAGAGCGTCACACTCAGCTGCGAGGTTGGCATCCTGGGCGGCTCCCTGGAGCAGTCTAACCGCGTTCACGAGCACATGACCGCCGCCTGGGGCCACCGGCAGGCCCCCACCTACCTGCTGGCCAGCGACCCCGCCGCGACCCACACCTACCTACGGAACGGCGGCAAGATACGCACCCAGGCGGCGTCACAGAAGAGCGCCAGGGGGCCGCACCAGCCCTACCTGCTGCTGGATGAGGTAGATGAGATGGAGCTGCCCATCTTCGACGCCGCCCTGGGGCAGCCGATGGAGCAGATGGGCTTCAACCTGGCGACCGGCCAGGCAGAGGAAGTGCGGCAGCAGACCGTCATCAGCTCCACCCACCAGCACGCCGAGGGCACCATGACGGAAGTGAAGCGCCGGGCGGCTGAGAAGGGGTGGCCGGTACACCGCTGGTGCTACCGTGAGACGCTGCGGCCCCACGGCTGGCTGGCCCAGCGCACGGTCGACGTGCGCCGGGGCCAGGTCACCAGCGTCATGTGGGACACTGAGTTCGAGCTACAGGAACCGAGCGCGGAGGGGCGGGCCATCCAACCGGCGGCGATCGCCACCATGTTCCGGCGCGAGCTGGGCGTGTTCGCCGGGGCCGAAGGCGAGTACATAGAGACGGACGGGCCCGACCACACAGACGGCTCTGTGGGCCACGGTGCCGATTGGGCGAAGGAACAGGACTACACCGTGGTGACCAGCATCTGCTTCCGCTGCCAGCCTGCGCACGTCGTCAGCTTCAAGAGGATGCGGCGGCGGGCCTGGGGCGCGATGGAAGCGGAGCTGGCGATGCGCAAGGCCCGCTACGGCGGACGGGCGCTGCACGACAAGACTGGCGTGGGCAATCGGGTGGACGACAACGTGCGGGACTTCGCCACCGGCTTCCTCTTCGTGGGCCAGAAGCGCACCGGCTTGCTGACCGACTACATCGCCCAGGCGGTGGAGAGCGAAGCCCTGGTCTCTCCCTTCATCACGTCGATGCACAGTGAGCACCTGTACGCCAGCCACGAGGACGTATTCGGTGGCGGCAAGAGCCACCACCTACCCGACACGATAGCGGCGGCGGCCCTGGCCTGGCGGGCCGGGCGGGCCTTCCGGCGGGGCAGCATAGCAGCCTGAAGGGGGCACAAGATGGCGCTGGTCACAGACGTATCGGATGACGGGCGGCTCATCCGGCTGAGCGATGCGAGCGCTGCCGACACGGTGCTGACGGTCGTGGCCGACCCCCCGGCGGGGCAGGAATGGGAGTTCCTGTACGCCACGGTGAAGTACAGCGCCGTGCCCGTCCAGGCCGGTGCCACCGCCACGCTGAACAGCGGCAAGGGGGCCGCCTATGACACGCCGCTGAAGACAGGGTCGGCCAACGACCAGGATACGGTGCTGTGGCCTGACGGCCCCACGCCCATCTTCCCCGACGACACCGTGGACGTGCTCGCCCCCGCCGCCGGTGGGGCCATCACGTCGGCGGTGGCGGTCTACATGAGGAAGGTCGGCTGAGGGGTGCAGGAACCTGAGCGCGACCCCCTGAGCACGATAGCGGCGGTGCTGGGCCGCCTGGATGAGCGGAGTGAGGGCATCCAGGCGGACATATCCGAAGTGAAGGAACACCAGATAGAGCAGAACGGGCGCATCACGGCCCTGGAGCGATGGGTGCAGCGGATAGTGGGCGGCACGGCGCTGCTGGGCCTGATGGCCCCGCTGTTCCTGCTCGGTATTCGGGAGTCAATCGTGGAGCTGTTCAAGTGATGGTCATCACCGCCACCGGCTGCGCGGTCGTCGGCCTCTTCGGTGCCGCTGTCGGCATCATGGTGGTGGCGGCCCTGATGGTGGTGGTGGACTGGCTGCGGGGTGGGTGGTGAGCGAGTACATCCGGCCCTGGTGCTGTCCTGAGCCCAAGTGTCAGCCGGTCTTCAACTATCAGGTGGGGCCGGAACCGACGCCAGGCGATAGCTTCGTTTGCTTCGGCATAATGCCCAGGCCGGTCGCCTTCAGCTATGACGGTTCCGAGCACCAGAACGACCTGAACCACTGTGACTACACGCCGCTGAAGGGCATCATCCGTTGGCAGGAGAACGAAGACGACTGGCTGGCGGCTGAGCGCTTCTACGGTAGGGCGCGGCAGAAGCTCCAGGCCGCTCGTTCGGCGGTGGCGAAGTGAGCCTGGCCACCGACTTCCTGCGGCTCCTCACCGCCCCGGCGCGGGCGGGCTTCAAGGCCCTGCGCTTCACCGGGCAGACCGCCAGCTGGAGCACCGCGCTACTGCCCCGGACGAAGTACAACTACGCCCGTGAAGTGGGAGATGGCCGTGGCTCTTCTGTCGTCATGGCCCCCATCAACTGGATGGCGCGGACGTTCCCCGAAGCGCCAGTGCAGGTGTCGCAGCCGGTGGACGAAGGCGGCGACCTGGAGCCAGTGACGCCCCACCCGATGGTGGAGCTGATAGAGCGGCCCAACCCGTTCTACAGCGGCGTGGTGCTGTGGATGGCGACCATCTCGGACTACGGCCTTGACGGCAACGCCTACTGGCTGAAGCTACGGGGCCCTGACAACCGGGTGGTGCAGCTGTGGTACGCCCCGGCCTGGACGATGACGCCGAAGTGGCCCCTGTCGGGCGCCGAGTACATCAGCCATTACGAGTACAAGCCCGACGACTCCAGGGCGCCCGACAAAATAGACCCGGCTGACGTGGTTCACTTCCGCTGGGGCCTAGACCCGAAGAACGTGCGGAAGGGGCTCAGCCCCCTGAAGTCGCTCTTCAGGGAGATATTCACCGACGACGAAGCGGCCAACTTCAGCGCCAGCCTGCTGCGCAACATGGGGGTGGCGGGGGTGATGCTGTCCCCGAAGGGGGACGACTCAGGCGGTGGCGGCCTGTCGGACGCCGACGCCGAAGAGACGAAGGACGTATGGGGCGCGAAGTTCAGCGGTGACAAACGGGGGGAGCCGCTGGTGATGAAGGTGCCGATGAACGTGCAGGTGATGTCCTTCACCCCGGAGCAGATGGCGCTGAAGCTCGCCCGCCGCATCCCCGAAGAGCGGGTCAGCGCCGTCTTGGGCATCCCAGCGGCGGTGGTGGGTCTGGGGAGTGGCCTGGAGCAGACGAAGGTGGGGGCCACGATGGCGGAGCTGCGCGAGATGGCCTACGAGTCCAACATCGTCCCCACCCAGCGGCTGATGAGCGCCGACCTACAGGTGCAGCTGCTCCCCGACTTCGCCGACGAAGGGCGGCAGCGGGTCGGCTTCGACCTGACCAACGTGCGGGTGTTGCAGGATGACCGCTTCAAGGTGTGGGAGCGGGCCACCGACTCGGTGGGCAAGGGCGCGCTGATGGTGAGCGAGTTCAAGCGCATGATAGGCGTGGCCACCGACGACTCAGAGGACTACTACCTGCGGCCCTTCACCACCCAGGCGGTGCCGCTGGCGGTCGCCGGTGAGACGACACCGGCGCTGACCCCCAGCCAGGTCAGGGAAGAGCAGGAGCCGGGAACGGCGACCGGGCTGAAGGCCGCCCGTCCGGGGGCGCGGCAGTACCAGGTGCAGATGGAGCTGGTGCGCCAGGCGCAGGCCCGGCTGATGAGGCCCCGGCTGGAAGCCTTCTTCGCGGCTCAGGCGGCCAGGGTGAGCCGCCGCATCACCCGCCTGGCGTCGGCTGTCCCGGCGGGGGGCAACGGACGCGGGATGAAGCACCACCTACCCGGCGCGGATGAGCTGCTGCCCGCCAGTGAGTTGACCGATCTTCAGGGCGTCATGCAGCCGGGCCAGCTGAGCGGCGTGGAGTCCGGGTGGAGCACCACCGCCGACGCCTGGGGCCTGGGGTCGGCGTTCGATGTCAGCAACCCCTTCGTGCTGGATGAGATAAGCGGGGCCGCCACCCGCATCACGGCGGTGTACGACACGACGAAGGAAGCGGTGCGGGGCCTGGTAGTGACCGCCGAAGAGCGGGGCTACAACGCCTTCCAGCTGGCCCGTGGGGTGCCGGAAGATGGCTTCCTGGGCATCGACAGCGTGGTGCGTGAGACGTACCTGAACCGCTCCCAGGCCATCGCCCGGACTGAGGCGATGTGGACGACCAACAAGGGGGCCGTGGCGCTCTACCGCTCAGAGGGCATCAGCCGGGTGCAGATGATAGACGGGCGCGATGATGATGTCTGCTCTAACCGGGACGGTCGGGAAGTCACCCTGGCGGAAGGGAACGCCGAAGTGGACTTCGAGCACCCCAACGGCACCCTGGTGCTGGCCCCCATCATCGGGCGGGGCCGGGCACCGGCGGGCGGGGAACCGGCACCGGAAGAGCCGCTGCTGAGCGGCGAAGCGAAGCGGCTCAGCGTGCTCCAGAAGGAAGCGCTCGCTACTCGCTTCCGGGCCACTGAGCGGGCCCTGGTGGTGGACGAAGCCGGTAACGTGGTGCTGACGAAGAGCGGTGGGAAGAGCAGCGTCCGCTTCACTCAGACCGAAGTGAACACCGTCAGGGCGGCGAAGCGGCCTTCCTTCACGCACAATCACCCCCACATTGAAGAGCTGGAGAGCGTCACCTTCAGCCTGGCGGACGCCCTGTTCGCGTCCAACACCAGGGTGATAGAGATGCGGGCCACCACCCACCTGCACACCCACATCCTGCGATCGGCGGAAGGCCAGGAGTGGCCCCTTATCCCTGAGCTGCGGAGAGCCTATCAGTCGCAGGCAGAGAGCCTGCGGGCGTCCTACGTCAAGCGGGTGTCGGAAGGGACGCTGCAAAACTTCGAGGCCAATATGCAGATACAGCACGAAATCTGGACGACGCTGACCGCCCCCGGCGGCGAGCTGTCGGGCCGGGTCGTTTACGTCAGAGAGGCAGCGCTATGACGACAGAACACCAGGGCGAGCAGCAAGAAGTGGCGCTGGACGAAGTGCCGCAGCCGTTCGGCCCCCACCGTCAGGGCACAGCTGAGCAGTCGTTTGATGAGTGGCTGGCCGAAGTCAACGCGGCTGCCGAAGAGCAGGAGCGGGCGTTCGCCGAGATGGCCGAAGGGAGCGAGTGATGGACTTCAAGACGTTCCGGGCGAAGGTGGTGCTGAAGGACGAAGAGGCGGGCGAGATTGAGGCGATGTTCAGCGTCTTCGACATCCGCGACGACCAGGACGACGTGGTGCTGCCCAGCTTCTTTGAAGATGGCCAGGCTATCCCGATGTCGGCCTGGTCGCACACCTGGGGAGCGCTGCCGCCGGGCAAGGGAGTCGTCAAAGTGCAGGAGAAGGGGGCCGTCTTCGACGGTCGCTTCTTCATGGACACCGAGCAGGGCGTCCAGCACTTCCGCACCGTGAAGAATATGGGCGACCTTCAGGAGTGGTCGTTCGGCTTCCGCGTGCTGGAAGAGGAAGAGCGGGAGTATATCAACCCGGAAACCGGCGAACCGGATGGGGTGGCCAACTTCCTAATACGGGGTGAGACGTTCGAGGCCACCCCCACCCTGGTGGGGGCCAACCGTGAGACCCACACCATCGCTATCAAGGACGGCAAGCTGGAGATGGGCCTGCGGAATCCGCTGGCTACTGAAGTATCTCTGGCGGCGCATGGTGAGCTGGCCCTGGAGATGCTGGACGGCTACCTGAAGAGGGTGGCCGACCGCAAGGCGTTCCGCGAGCAGGCGGGGCGTGACCTATCGGAAGCAAACCGGGAAGCGCTCAGGGAGATGCAGGCAGGGCTGATGGCCACCGGGGAACGGGTGGCCGAGCTGCTGCTGGCGGCTGGCGCTGACCTTGACCCGGCCCGGCTGCGGGGGGAGTTCCTGCGCTGGGAATCGGAGTACATCGGAGTGCCCACCTAGCAGAAGAGGGAGAACATGACAAAACTGGCAGAGATGCTGGCCGAGATAGACGCGAAGCGGAAGCAGGTGCATGACCTGTTCGCGCTTCACGACGACGTGGCCGACCTGACCCCCGAAGAGGCGGGCCAGGTCAAGGCCCTGAACGACGAGCTGGGCGACCTGGGGAAGAAGCAGGACGAGCTGGCCGTGCTGGAGCGGGCCCGCGACTTCAACGACGAAGCCATTACGAGGAGCAAGGTGCCGGGCACGTCGGTGCGCCACGCCGGTGGCGACCCGAACGACCCCGGCAACGGGGGCGGCGGCTACAACCCCATGACGGGGAAGAGCCTGGGGCGGCTGTTCGCTGAGTCGGTGGCGGTCAAGGACTTCGACCCCACACAGAAGAAGGGCCCCACCGCCGAGTTCCCCATCTCGGCCCTGCGGAACCCCTACAGCCACCTGAAGAGCGTGCTGGGGACGGACGACAGCCTGGCGGACGTCGACACCCAATTCGCTATCGAGAACCTGCGGACGGGCCTCATCCTGCCGGGCGTCCTGAAGCCGCCGGTGGTGGCCGACCTGTTCCCTTCGGGCACGACCGTGGGGAACAGCATCGTCTACATGGAGGAGACGACCACCACCGCCGCCGCCGCAGAGACGGCGGAAGGGGCGGCCAAGCCGGAAAGCGCCATCGACTTCACCGAGCAGACCAGCCCGGTGCGGAACATCGCCACCGTGCTGCCGGTGACCATCATGCTGATGGAGGACGCTCCGGCCCTGGAGTCCTACGTCAACAACCGCCTGCGGACGTTCGTGGAAGACCGTGAGGACACCCAGCTGCTGGTCGGCAACGGGGTGGCCCCGAACCTTGAAGGCATCCTGAACGTGTCGGGCATCAACACCCAGGCGAAGGGTGCCGATTCGGCCCCGGACGCGGTCTACAAGGGCATCGTCAAGTGTCAGACCACGTCCTTCCTTCAGCCCGATTCGGCGGTCTTCAACCCCCTGGACTGGCAGGACATCCGCCTGCTCCAGACGGCGGACGGCATCTACATCTTCGGCCCACCTTCAGCGCCCGGCCCCGACCGCATCTGGGGCCTGCCGGTGACGCTGACCACGGCCCTGACGGAGAACACGGGTCTGGTCGGTGCCTTCCGGGCATCGTCGCAGATATTCCGCCGCACGGGCATCACGCTGGCCGTCAGCGACAGCCACAGCGACTTCTTCATCAAGAACAAGCTGATGCTGCGAGCTGAAGAGCGCATCGCGCTGGTGGTCTTCCGCCCGACCGGCTTCTGCGAGGTCACCGGCATCTAAACGAGCCATCTACCCGCTGGGGCCGGTTCTGCGGAGTGGGCCCAGGGCAGGCCCCAGCGGCTGATGGAATAGCGGAGAAGGAAGGGAACGCGATATGGCGATACCGGCAGCGACAGAGAGCCCCAGCCACCGCATCGGTGAGTACGGGCCCTTCTTCAGCGCCGGGGCCCCCACCACGCAGTTCAACGGCGTGGCGGCGAAGGGGGCCAAGTGTCGGGATACCACCAACGGGGTGGACTACATCAACACCGGCACGAAGGCGTCCAACACCTGGACGGTGACCGGCACCCAGACCTAACCCTGGGGGCCCGGTCGGGCGGCGGGGCTGGAGTACCGGCTGGCCCCGCTCCCGGCCAGGGGGGGAATGAATGACGACGCTGAGCAGCGGCAGCTTCTGGGACAGCAGGGCTGCGGCTAGGAAGAGGGCAGAGATGGCCAACGAGCCGTGGATAGCACAGCAGCGAATCTGCGTCACCGCTGACGGGAAGGTGTGTGATGCAAACGACCCCGAAGCGGCCAAGATGGTGGCGGGGAAGGGCCAGGTGGTGCCCCAGGCGACCGTCGATCGCTACAAGCTGGCCGGGTCGAAGGGCACGGGGAGCAAGGCGGTGAAGCGGGCTACCCGTGACAAGGCGGTGAAGGAACCGCCCGCCGACAAAAGCGACGGCAATGGGGGCGAGTCTGAGCCCGCTGAGACGGCAGAGACTAAGGGGGACGCGGAGCCCGATTAGGCCGGGAAGGGTGCGACCGTTTTAGATGAGCGAGAACCTGTACGTCGACCTGGGTGGCTTCGCGGCGCAGTTCGCCAACTACGCCGAGCTGAACATCAAAGACGCCAGGGAGATAGAGCGCACGATAGAGCGGGCCAGCCGCTTCGTGGACGCCTTCTGCTCCCACGGCGCCGGTCGCCGTCACTTCTACCCGGTGGAAGAGAAGCGGCTGATACGGGTGGAGCGGAATACTCAGCGGCTGTGGCTCCCCTGGGATTTGCTCAGCATCGTGACCCTGAAGACGGACGATGACCGGGACAGGACGTTTGAGACCACCTGGGCTGCCGCCACCGACTACTTCCTGCGGCCCCGCCACCAGGGCTTCGGCGGCGCTGATGGGCCCTTCACCCACATCGAACGCGACCGCCAGAACAACGTCACCGTGAGCTGGTTTCCCTTCGGGGAAGAGGCGGTGGAGCTGGACGGCGTCTGGGGCTACGGCCAGGCGGTCGAAGACACTGGCGACACCGTGCAGGACAACCCCTGGACGGACAGCAGCACGGTGCTGACGGTGGGCGACAGCTCCCGGTTCCGGGTGGGGCAGACGCTGAAGATAATCCTGGCGTCGGGCCCCACGGTGGAGCAGGTCTACGTAGACGGCCTGCTGTCGTCCACGACGCTGAGCGTGGTGCGGGGCCGGAACGGCAGCACCGCCAGCCCCCACCTTCAGGGCACCGTGATAGAGCGCTACGTCTACATCCCGCCCGTGACCGGCGCCACCATCATCCAGGCGGGCAGGCTGTGGGAGCGGCGGAAGACCGCCTTCGCCACCACCATCATCGACCCCAATGTGGGCGCCATCGAAGTGCTGAAGGACTTCGACCCCGACGCCGCCCGGATGCTGCGGGAAGCGGGGCTGGTGCGGAAGGGGGTGCCGTTTGCCTAACGCGGTGGAAATCCACTTCGACAAGCGGCAGCTGGCCAGCCTTCAGGCGAAGATACGGGACGCGGGCACGCTGGCGGGGCCGCCGGTCAGGCGCTTCTTCCAGCAGGCCGGTGCGGAGATAGAGCGGGCTGCGAAGAACAGGGCCCCCCGCTTCACCGGCGACCTACAGCGTAGCATCACCCACCGGGTCGACCAGGGGGAGCTGCCCGGCTTCGTGGTGGTGGGCAGCAACGTCAGCCACGCCCCCTTCGTCCACGGCTTCTTCGACACCACCGCCACCAGGACGAAGCCCCACTTCCCGCCGGTCAAGGGCCCCAGGGGGGCGGCCCTGCGGGCCTGGGCGAAAGCGAAGGGCATCCCGGTCTACGCCGTGGCGTGGAGCATCGCCCGCAAGGGTACGCCGCTGGTGCCGTTCCTGAAGCTGGGCTTCGAGGCATCGCAGGCCACCATCGACAGGCTGGCGAGGAACGCTGAGCGGGCGATTAAGAGGCGCTTCGGCTGATGGACATAGTCAAGGTCTTCACCGAGCTGGAAGTGGTGCTGAAGAGCATCACAGCGCCCCAGGGGGGCCAGCCGCTGGCGGGTGTGGTCAACGACGACCCCGCCACGCCGCTCACCGTCTTTCCCGTCTTCGTCAACATCGAAGAGGAAGAGGAGATAGACAGCATCAACCTGGGGCTGCGCGAAGAAGTCCTGATAGTGGGGATGCACCTGCTCTTCGCCGCCGCCGACAGCCGCTACAGCATCGCGGCCCGCCGGGCCTGGCGCGGCCCGGTGCTGGACGTCTTCGATGTCAAGCCGGGGCGTGACCTGAACGGCGAAGCGCTGCGGGCCCACATAACCAACGTCGGGTACAGGAACGCGGACAACCCGCTGGCCCTACAGGGCGGTGTCTACATATCGGCATCGTTCAGGCTGCGGGTCGTCTGGAAAGGGAGCTGAGCCATGAAGATTTACGTGAGGCGGACGCACGGCGAGCACCGACACGGGAGCGGCCTGGTGGTGACCACCAGATGGCAGGGCATAGATGCCGCCGCGTTCCCCGACACGCTCGTGACCAGCGACCCCGCCATCGAAGTGGAAACGGAAGCCGAGCACCGTGCCCGGCGCAAGAGGGGGGCAGACCCGGAGCCCACGGAAGAGGCCGTGGCCACCGAGCCCGCCGCCACAGAGGAAGGTGAGAGCTAATGGCCACGCCAGTCCAGTCGACTATCAAGGCGAAGCGTATCTTCGAGGTCGGGGCGGAAGTGGTCGCCGGGACGCCGGTGGTCGCCACCCGCATCATCAGGGCCCGCAACGTCACCTGGGGCGACTCAGGCAGCTGGCGGAAGTACGTGCCGCCCTACGACATCGGGCGGCTGTCGCTGCGGCCCGACATCGGCGAGATAACCCGCAAGGGCTTCACCGGGCGGGTGGAGACAGACCTGAGCTTCGAGGACTTGCTGCTGCCCCTGCTGGCCGGTCACAAGGGTGGGGTGACGCCCACCGAGAAGACCGTCAGCCAGAACGACCAGGAGTGGATATTCAAGCACACCCCCATCACGGGTGACCCCATCCCCGACACCTACACCTGGAAGCACCGCAACGCCAACGGGGCGGGCAACTTCGACCGGGAAGCCGCCTTCGGCCTGGTGACGGGCTACGAGATAAGCATGGACGAAGGCGGGGACGCCACCCTGCTCAACTACGACCTGATAGCCCGCACCGCCGCCGATGACGCCAGCTTCGACGCCCTGACGCTCCCCACCCCCTTCGATATGCTGGCGGCGCTGGACTGGAAGCTCTACATCGATGACACCTGGGCCGCGATGGACATTCCCGGGGCGGCCCCGACCTACGGCGGCGGCACCCAGATAAGCTCCACCATGCGGAGCATGACTTGGCGCTACATCACCGGCATCAGCCCGGCGCTGTTCGTCGGCGACGGTCGCCTTGATATGGCGACCTACCGCTACGGCGTCCGGGGGGTGGAGCTGGAGATGGAGTTCGAGTTCAACGGCTCAGCCGACACCGAGCGGGGCAAGTTCGAGACGCCAGCCAAGCGCTTCATCCGCCTGCTGGGCGAAGGGTCGCGCATCGGCACCGGCTTCAACAAGACGGTGCTGCTCCAGGGGGCGTTCGACTACGTCGACCAGGGCTTCGGCGAGCTGGGCCGCGAGGCCAATGGGAACGACGTGGTGGCGCTCAGGCTCCAGACCCTGGCCGACGACGACGACAACGACCTGGAAGTGCGGGTCATCAACACCCTGACGGCCTTCCCGGTCTAAGCTAAACGGTTCTGTAGAGCCGTCCTGATGGGCGGCTGGAAAGGAAGGGCCCACTATGTCCTTCATGTCGTTTGAGGAAGACCAGGTGGAGCTGGTCATCACCCGTGACGGGGTGGACATCACCATCCGGCACAAGCGCTACATCAGCCGGGGTGACCGTTCCTACGCCCGCAGCAAGGCGGTGAAGACCCGCATCCTGGCAGACCTGAAGGAAGCTGACAAGCGCAACGGCCCGCAGCCTGACCAGCAGGCGGGCGAAGAGGCGAAGGTGGAGCAGCCCCGCATCGTCACCGAGTTCGACCCCGACGCCGCCCAGCTGGCCATTCTGGAGCGGGTCATCATCAGCTGGTCGCTGGTCTTCCCTGAGGGCCACCCCCAGGCGGGCCAGCCGGTGCCGGTCGACGCGGAGCATATCGAGATGCTGCGGGAAGACGTGGTGGCCGAGCTGTACGACAGCATCAACGTGCAGAACAAAGGGGTGGACACCGCCCCTTTAGAGACGACATCGCCGCCGTCTTCCGTAGCGGCAGGGACAGAAGGGGAGCGCTCGGAAGACTAGAGCCGCTTGCAGTAGACGCTTTCCAGCTGGACATCTGGCCCCGGACGCTGGGGGAGCTGGCCGCCTGGCCAGCGCTGGTGCTGGAGCAGCAGCTGTTTCTCAGGACGGTGCAGAGGGAAGTGGAAAAGTACAGGCGCGACCTGTCCGACGTGAAGGCCCAGCAGGACGCTGCCGTGCTCAAGGGGCGCGATCGCCGGTGACGCTCCACAGTACGCTCAGGCTCACTGAGAGCCCCGTAGGCCACGGTTTGGCCCCCCAGGCGGGGGAGAATACCTGATGGCCCAGGAACTGGACGTAGTCCTTCGCCTGCGCGACGAAGCCACTGGCAAGCTGGGCGACGTCAACCGGCAGATGAAGGCGGTCGGCACCCAGATGGCCGTCGTGGGTGCCGCCGGGACAGCCGCCTTCGGCCTGGCCGCCAGGGGGGCGGCGGGCTTCGAGGCCGAGATGACGAAGGTTGTCACCCTGGTGGGTGTCAACCGCGAGCAGGTCGACGAATGGGCCGACGACATCAAGAACCTGGCCCGCAAGACGGGCCGTGGCCCCCAGGAGCTGGCCGAGGCGCTGTTCGTCGTCACGTCCGCCGGTGTCCGGGGGAGTGAAGCGCTGGGGCTGCTGGAGCAGGCGGCGAAGGCCAGCGCCATCGGGCTGGGCGACACTAAGGACATCGCCAGGGCGGTCACAGCTGCCGTCCAGGCTTACGGCGTAGAGAACCTGGACGCCGCGCTGGCGACCGACATCCTGGCCGCTACCGTCAGGGAAGGCAACCTGGAAGCATCGGAGCTGGCGGGCAGCCTGGGCCGCGTCATCGGTATCGCGGCCCAGGTGGGGGTCAGCTTCGCCGACGTCGGGGCGTTCATCGCCACCTTTACCCGCCTGGGGGTCAGCGCCGAAGAGGCCGTCACATCTCTGCGGGGCACCCTGGCGCTGATGATTAAGCCCACGGATGAGGCCAGGGAAGCCCTGGGGGAAGTGGGGCTGACGTTCGAGCAGCTGCGGGGCGACATTCAGGAACGGGGGCTAGACCAGGCCCTTATCGGGCTCATCCAGCGCTTCGACGGCAACGTGGAGTCGTTGAGCAAGGTCATCCCGAACGTCCGCGCCCTGTCGGGCGTGCTGGGCACCGCCGCCGCCCAGGGGGAAGAGTTCGCCCAAATCGGCGACAACATCAACAACGCCCTGGGGCTGGTCGACGAAGGCTTCATCACGACGAAGGAAACGGCCCAGCAGCAGTTCAACGAGATGAAGGCCGCCTTCGATGTCCTGGTCATCAGCATCGGGGAAGACGTGCTGCCGATGATGAAGGACGCCATCACGCTGGTGACCAGCTTCATCGCCGCCTTCCAGTCCCTGCCTGACCCGATTCGCAAGGTGGGGTCTGAGCTGGCGCTGGTGGGCAGCGTCACCGCGCTGGCCGGGGGCGCCTTCCTGATACTCCTGCCGACGCTCACCCAGGGGGTGGGGCAGTTCCTGGCGCTGTGGCGGGCCAGCCGTCTATTCCGGCTCAGTATGCTGGGGCTCCCGGCGGCCTTCCTGGGCTTCCTGGCCGTCACCGAAACGGGCCGCAGTCAGATTGTCGGCTTCGTAGAGGATGTCTTCAGGGAAGTGGCGCGGCTGGAAGGGCTGGTGCCGCTGCTGCGCGACCTGCCGGGCCCCCGGCGGCAGCGTGAAGCGGATGAGGCGATAGCGCAGCTGAGCGAAGCGACCCAGGCCGCCATCACCTGGGGGGATGAGACGACTGCCCACATGGCTCTGGTTCAGGCGAGAGTATCGGAGATGGATTTCTCAGACCTTGAGAAGCAGACCATCTTCTTTTCGATACTGTCCAGAGAGCTGAACGAAGTCGCCAGCCAGTTCGCCCCCTTAGTCGATACGACCGGGGAGTGGCGGCGGCAGCTGGTATCGCTTATCGAAGACCTGGGCCTGACCAGGGAAGAGGCGATAGCGCTGGGCGAAGCGATAGATGAGAAAATCATCGGTTCCGACGTGCCTGACTTCCTGATGTCCACCGCCTTCGCCTTCAACGTGGTGCAAAAGGAGATGGAAGAGCTGGGGCTGGTCACTGAGCGCGAGCTGACGCCGATGCAGGCCCTGATGGAAGAGACGTCAGAGGGGATAACCAGCGGCCTGGAAGCCATCGGTGACGCCCTGGACGTGCTGCTGCCGAAGCCGGGGCAGACCTTCCAAGAATGGCGGGATGAGGCGGCAGAGTTCGCCGCCGCCTTCGCTGGCTTCAACGACAACATACAGACCATCTTCGGCGAGCTAGAGGCCGGGAACGTCCAGATGGCCGACGTCATCGTGGCCAAGATAGCGGAAGCGGGCCCCATCTACACCGCCCAGATAGCGGAGTTCTTCAAGGACAACCCCCAGGCCACGCTGGAGGGCTTTCAGGACATCGCCCCCGGCCTGGCGTCGGATTGGGTGGGCCAGGCCAGCCGCATCATCAGCCAGCAGGGGCCGGGCTACCTTCGGGCCCTGACGGAAGCGGTCATCAACAACATCGAAAACGTGCCGCTGTCCTGGCGCACCGAGTTCAAGATGGACGTGGCCGGTGTAGAGGCAGACACGGGCAGGGTCAAGACCGCTATCAACAGCATCCCCACTTCCAAGCACGTCACCATCTCGCTGTCCACCATAGGGCCCGACCCCATCACGCTGTCCATCCTGAAGGGCCAGCACGGCTTCCACGGCGTCGTCGACCGTCCCACGCTGATGCTTGTGGGTGAAGGGGGCCGCCCAGAGCGGGTGGACATCACGCCCGGCGGTGGCGGTGGCGGTGATGGTGGCGGCGGTGGAGCCACGGTCATCTTCGCCGCCGGTGCCTTCGAGGGGGCGTTCCCCAGCTTCATCAACACCGCCAGCCCGGATGACCTGACGGTGGCGGCTGACTTCATCGCCCAGGTGGTGCGCGACCAGGTGGCGCTCTGATGGCGCTGAAGACGTTCAACCTGGAGATACACCTAGACCTGGATAACAGCGGCACCTTCGCCACCGACATCAGCGGGCGGGTCTACCGACCGAAGCAGAAGGGTCACCCCGGCGCCATCCACATCAGCGACCAGGGCCAGAAGGGGCAGCTCCCGGTTGCCGCCATCAGCAAGCTGACGCTGCTGCTGGACAACGAGCAGGGCGACTTCTCCCCGGACAACGCCAGCTCACCCTATTGGGATGGGGCCCGCCTGGAGAACAAGGTGCAGCCGGGGCGCAACATCCGGCTGCGGACGAAGCACGACGGCTTCCTGTTCGACATCATCTTCCAGGGCGTCATCGAAACGGTCGTGCCCGCCCCCCATGCCGACCAGAAAACGGTCGTCATCACGGCCCGCGATTTCGCCGCCCGCCTGGAGCGGGCCGACGTGCGGCTGCCCCTGATGCGGGATGTCCGCACCGGCCTGGTCATCCACCGCCTGCTTGACCTGGCGACGAAGGGTGAGCATATCGACAACCCCCGTTTCAGGGACAACGTCAGCGGCTACAGCGCCCTGGGTGCCGCCGGGGCCCCCGTGAGGGTCACCACCGGCAGGCTGCTCCACGACCCGGCGGTGATGGACGTGGCGTTGTCGGGGGCTGTCGGGGACGGCTGGCGGTACGCCATCCCGCACGCCGCTGACTCGGAGTTCCAGGGCGTGAGGGTGCTGGTGGTGACCTACGTGTGGACGGAAGACCCCGTGGCGGCGGCGGCTGGGAACCAAGTCAAGGTGGGGCTGACCGATTCAGTCACTCTTCCGTCGGTCGGCTACGGCCCGCCGGTGACCATCTCCACCGAGCCCCAACCCATCGGCCACATTCAGACCTTCGATGGGGCGGCCACCGATTTCTACGTCCAGGCCGTGGCCCACAACGCGGTCAGCGCCTACGCTTTCCGCACCGGGGCCGTCCACTGTGCCACGCTGGGCAGGGCGATGGAGCGGGGCAGCGATGCCGATGTCGTGGACGCCATCGACCTGGGCGACACGCGGCTGGAGCAGGTGGCGTTCGACAGCGGGCGGGCTCTGTCATACCTTCAGGAGCTGGCCCGTGAAGAGCAGGGTGGGCTGTTCTTCTTTGAGAAAGGGCTGGCCACCTTCCACTCGAAGAAGCACCGCTGGCAGAAGGACAGCCCCAGCCGGGTGAGCCAGCTGACCCTGACGGAACGGGGCAGGCTGACGCCGCTGAAGACCACCGCCGACCGGCTCAGTGAGGTCATCATAGAGTACCCCCGCTGGGAGTTCACCACCGAGCTGGAGCCGGTGTTCATCCTGTTCGGCTCCATGCCGCGCCAGATACCGCCTAACGGGACGCTCACGATAGAGGCCGAATACTTCGGCACCGTCGTGCGGGATGCCCAGACGCCGGTGGCGAATCAGGACTACATCATCAGCGACGGCAGCGGAGCCGACCGCAGCGGCGACGTGACGCTGGACTTCGAGGACTTCGGCGGCGCCGGGGTGGCGAAGTTCACCGACACCAGCGGCGATAACCTACTGCTGGAGCAGCTGGAAATCAGGGGCAAGCCGGTACGGCGGGAGTCTGACGTGTCGCCCATCCGGGTCGTCCCGGTGACGCCACCCGACCTGGCCGCCGACCTGCGGCTGCTGTTCCGGCTGAACAGCAACGCGGCGTCGATGCAGCCCTGGGGTCAGTACCTGGCCAACTTCTTCGGTGACAAGCAGCGGCAGCGGCTGGGAGTGGAAGTGGCGGCCCCCTGGCCGGTGGCCGACGACGTCCTGACGGAGATACTGCCCATCATCGAACGCAACGTGGGCGACCGCATCACCGTCACGCAGAAGCAGCAGGCGTTCTCCACCGGCTACGACGCCCGTGACTTCTATATCGACTCCATCACGCGGCGCTTCGGCGGCGGCAACATGACGGCGGTGTGGAAGTGCTCGGAAGTGGACAACGACTACTGGACATTGGGCACCAGCAAGCTGGGCTCGGAGACCCGCCTGGCACCATAGGGGGACATCATGGCCGTTAGCGACCTTTGGACAGCGCTCAGGGATTGGGTCACCGACGAAATCCCCGGCGCGACCGAGTTCAATCAACAGCTGCGGGACAACCTGAACGTGCTGCTGAAGACCCTGACCGGCGACAGCAGCACCCAGCAGAAGCACGCCCACGCCACCGGCACCCTGGCGGCCCGCCCCGCCGCCGGTAACGCGGGCCGTCTGTATTACGCGACCGATCTGGGTGTCCTGTTCGTAGACGACGGCACCAATTGGCTCATCCTGAGCCATGTCCCACAGATAAGTGAGCGGCTGCGTGACGATTTCCTTCTGGATACTGGTGGCCGCTGGGACGAAACCCTTACGGGTAGCGCCTCTATATTCTTGGTCACCAACAAGATACGTCTACGCACCGGCGCCACCAACGGCAGCCTAGCGCGATTGATGCCCCGCCCCATAACTGTCCCGCATTGGCTGGCCACACAGCCGCCCGCCATCTTTGAAGTCGGGGCCACCATTGATGCGGTAGCTGATCTGGATGCTTCGCTCAGTCTAATCGAATCCGGCGGCCTCAACGAAATCGGCTTCCACTTCTTCGAGCCGACGAACACTTGGCGGGCGATAACGACGAAAGCTGGCGCGACAACGGCGACGGACACCCTCATCTCGGACACCAACCCCCACGTCTTTCGCTTTGAGGTGCAATCCCTTACGTCCGTTAAGTTCTACGTCGACAACGTACTAAAGGCCACCCACGTAGACAACATACCTACGGTGCGCCTCATTCTTTTCTACAACATAAGGGCGGCGGCGGCGGTAGATACGCGGCTGGACTTGGAGTTCATGGACTTTGTGGGGAAGAGATAAAAATGCCAACCCCCCCACGACTTGACCCGGAACGGCCCCAGGAGCGGCGGCGGGAGCGGTTGCCGCAGAAGAGCGTCCGCGACCAGAGCCAGGCGGCGAACCCGTCCCTGGCCACTACCGTCGCGCAGCACGCCAGCGAGCGGCACCTGGACAGCTATGCGACACCTGACCATCAGCACATCCCCACCTTCGTGGAACGGTTTGAGAGCTTCAACGCGGTCGGTGCCGCCGCCTGGGAAGAGTTCAGCCTGGCGTTGGGCCCGTTCTTCGTGCCATCTGGCAGCGTCTGCCAGGTCATCATGCAGAACAGCCACGCCACCCAGAAGCGGTTTGCGGGCGTCCGGGCCAAGGGCTCTTCCCTGGAGCGCCGGATTGATATGGGGCCCGCCGACGTTTTCCTGCCGATGCTGGTCACCGCCGACCCGGACAGCATCATCGAAATCTACGCCGAGAACGTCACCGACATCACCTTCTACCTGCTGGGCTTCTGGAGCCGCAGTTGATAGCCGTAGTACACTAGGGGGCAACGATGGCAGACTCTTCAGAGCCGGGACGGTTCGACCTGAAGGTGTACCAGGGGGCGAAGCTGGACAAGACCTTCACCTGGAAGGACTCAGGCGGGTCGCCCATCGACATCACGGGCTACACCGCCAGGGCCCAAATCCGTGACCGGGTGGGGGGCGCCGTCATCCTCAACATGACGAGCGGCACCGGCGAGATTGTGCTGGGGGACGCTGCGGGCACCATCCAGCTGCTGGTGCTGAGCGCCGTCACCGCCGCCCTGAAGCCGGTGGACGGCGTGTGGGACTTGGAGCTGGTGACGGCGGGGGGTGAAGTCACCCGCCTACTGGAAGGCAAGGGCAACGTCTTCGCAGAGGTCACCCGTTGACCACCGTTACCGTCACCCAGGTTGTCAACACCGTCACGCCCGACGCCAGGACGACCGTGGCCATCACTGAGACGAAGAACGTGGTCGAAGTCACCGACGCGGGCGCCACGGTCACCATCACCGAAGTCATTGAGGAAGTGGCGGCGGCGGCGGCCACCACGGTGGCGGTGACAGAGACCCCCACCACCGTGGTGCTGGACAGCGTCGACAGCCCCCACGGTGCCTCACTCCACAACATCGGGGTGCCGGTGGACATCGGGCTGGCCAACGCCGCTGGGTCGGGACTCCTGGCGCTGCGGGACGACCACGTACACCGTCACCCCGCCCTGGTGGGGCAGCTCCACCCCGACTACGGCCCCCTGGTGGTGGCCAACACCTGGGCCCTGCGGCAGACCATGACGGTGGGGCTCCAGTTCGGCGTGGCGCAGACCATCAGGGACAGCGCCGGGGCCGACCGGCTGTTCATCATCGCGGGGGCGGGGGTGAACGTCGGCATCGCGGGCAGGCTGGGCTTCACGCTAGACCCCAGCTACATCACCACCCCAGCGGGGGCCCACCGCATCGGCATCGGCGACACCATCGGCATCGGCGACGACCCGACGCCCCACCCCGCCGCTATCCTCAGCCTCTCGGCCACGCGGGTGGTGGCAGGTACACTTCGCATATTGAACATCAACGCTACGCCTATCATGGGTGGGGGGGTGGGCGTGTCCATTGTCCACGTCGGCGGCACCATCAATACTGCGGCAGCGAGTGGCGTAGCAAACATAATCGGGCTGGAGTTCGTACCCCAAACCAGCGGCGGCACGCTGTCTTTTATGACGCCCATTTTCGTAGAGGCCCGCATCGCCAATACCGTGATAGGTACGCTGCGCGGCGTGCATCTCAGCCGCTCGCCTTTCCAGTACATCATCGGCGCTGGCTCTGGTACTGTAGCGGCGTTCGACATCGCCGATTGGGGCCACGTCAACTTCCCCACCGCCTTCGGCCTTCGCATCGCTAATCAGACCGGCTCGGCCACGGCCCGCTTGCTGGAGGCGCTGGGGCTGACCAGCACCAACCTGCGGGTTGAGGCGGGCGACCCCACCAACCCCGGCGCCAGCCTGGGGCGGTCGCAGGTGCTGGGCGTCTTCAACGAGAACGGTGCCCTCAACATCCGGCGCTACGAGTGGAAGGACTTTGCCAACCTGGTGGCGGGCGACCGCGTCCAGGTGGCGGTATAGCGAAAGGAAGGCCCACGATGAAGGTACTGACCGGCCTGGACACGGTGCTGAGCGACTTTACCGGGGCCCCGGTGAAGTCGCCCCTGACGACCGACCGCTGCCCCACCTGCGGGCAGCCGCTGGAGCAGACGGTGGTGACGGCGAAGAAGCTGCTGACCGACATCATCGGGCGGGGGCTGAGTCAAGATCCCATCCACGCGATGGAAGTGGGGCGGCAAATCTTCAGGGCGGGCTCTGAAGTCACGCTGGAAGAGAGTGACCTGACGCTGATTAACACCCTGGTGGACGCCGACCAAGCCAGCAATCTCGTGAAGGGGCTGCTGCTGCCGATGCTGACCGGGGCCGTGGAGGCCCCACCCTCAGGGGAAGACGAGGCGTGATGCTGCTGCTCGCCTGGGCCTACGCCGTGGGCTTCCTGACCGGCTACACTGTCGGCCTCTTCGTCCCGGCGGTGGAGCGTCGCAAGCGCAGCAGGGGCGCTGAGCTGCACGACAACGGCCACCACGGGGCCAGAGCGCTACCACCCGTCGCACAGCCTGACTACCTTGACCCACGGGCCCACTAGCCCTGAAAGGGGGAGAAGATGGCAGAACCGAAGGTGACTATACGCGACCTAGCCATCGACCTGTTCCGGCGCTTCACCAGCCGGAAGTTCCTGGCGGCGGCGGCGGGCTTCACGCTCATCCTACTGCACGGCTACGGCTACGTGGCGTTGAGCGACACCGTGCTGACGGCGGCCAGCTCAGCTCTCGTGGTCTACATCGGGGCCGAGGCCACGGGCGACATCGTGACCCGCTACAAGAGCGGCACCGGCACCTAGCGCGGGGCGGCACTTGACAGCGGAAAGCGGGGGGCTTATCCTGTCCCCACCGGGGTCAGGAGCTGCTGGTGAGCAGAGGGGCGGGGACAGGCAAACCCTGGGTTCCTAACCTGTGTAAGCGAGCCGTTAGGCGCCCACCCCTCCCTGAACCGACCTGACCCCCCGCTTGTCCCCGCCCCTCTGCTCACCCGTGGAAAGAGGTCAGGCATGGCTGAGTACGAACCGCATGTCTATGCGGCTTCGGTTGAGCCCCACAGCGTCGGCCTCTGCCGTGGCTGCGGCAGGTCTATCGTGTGGGGCCTGACGAACAGGGGGCGGAAGGCCCCCTTCGACAACCCAGAGAGCCCGGACGGCTACGTGAACCATTGGGTGACGTGTCCGAATCCGCCCATTCGGAAGAAGGTGCGAGCGTGAGCAACGGCGACTGGCTGAAGAGCAGCTACGACGAAGGGCGCAAGGGCAGCGACCTCGTGAAGACCGCCCTGCTGGTGAACCGCACGTTCACCATTCACAAGCTGGAAGTGGTGGAGCGCCGGGATGAGAGCTGGGCCTACGTGGGCGTGCTCCAGATGGACGGCGAGCAAGAGACTATCAAGGCATGGCTGGACGGTGTGGGGGTGAAGGAACAGCTGGCCGATATGGACAGGAACCGGCGGCTGCCCTGCCGGGTCACGATGTCGCAGGACGGCCAGGCTTACGAGCTGACCTGGCCGCAGGGCTCTGCCACCACGTCACCACCCCCACCCGACGCAGCGATGACGGGGCGACCGGCAGCGGCGACTCCACCCCAGAGCGCCAGCAGCCGCGCTGAGCAGCCCGTCAGCGGCCCCTGGCAGGCCCGTCCGGGGGATAGCCCCACTCAGCAGCTGGGGAGCTGGCTGACGCACTACCGCTGGACGGCGCGGGACGCGATGGTGGCGCTGGGGGTCAACTTCAATGAGCAGCAGGCGAAGCAGGAGTGGCAGCAGTACATCGGGCGGGTGGCGACGGCGCAGGGCACGGACGAACAGGGGGCCTACGCCCAGGTGCTGAGTGAGCTGGTGGCCTACATGGAGCGCCTGGCGGCGCCGACCCCTGCCGAAGAGATACCGTTCGGCGGCGACGGGCCCGAAGCCCCCGCTGAAGAGATACCGTTCGAGTGAGCCGTGACCTGCCGTTGATCTGCCCTAATGACGGCCCCACGACGGCGGTACTGGCCTGGACGCGGTCGACCGATGATGTGATACATCTGGGCGGGATGTGTCACCCCTGTCAGCTCTGGTTGCGGTGGCTGGAGCGGCCCCCATCGCTGCGACCGCCCAGCCGGGTGCCGTACTTCCCCAGGGGGGTGCGGGCTTGAAGTACCCCCGGAGCCTCTACGGTGGCGGCCCGCCACACGTCCACACCGACACGTCACTGGCTGCCGCCGTCGCCATTGAATGCCAGAGCCGGGCGCTGCGCGGCAGGGTGTACCGGCTCATCAGGGACGCCACCGCGTCCCTGGCCTGGGAAGGGCGGACTGACGAACAGGTGCAGCTCGCCCTGGGGATGCGGGTGCAGACTGAGACGGCCCGGAGGCGCGAGCTGGTGCTGCTGGGGTTGGTGGAAGACTCCGGGCGGCGGCGACTGCTCAGCTCTGGCCGCCAGGGCATCGTGTGGGTGGCGGCCAAGCCAGCAGAGCACCAGACCGTGCTGGGGCTATGACGCGAAGACGGCCACCCTCTGCCCGTAGTAGGGGTGGCCGCCCTTCTGCCAAGCCCGGCGAACGTGAGTACACCGCGCTCGCCACCAGCCTATCACATCCGCCCCCTACCGTTTGCAAACGTATCACCCCGGAAGGGGGGCGGGGGGCGGGGAAGAACGTGGAGCGGCTTACCTTTACGACTCAGAGGCGATGGCGGGAGATAGTCGTAGTGGAGATGTGGAAGATGTTGATAACCTATCTACCGCCTAGCTGGACAGGATGTGAATAAGTGGCCACACGCTCCACACCGACGCGGGCCCGGCAGCTGCACCAGCGCATCGTGGAGCTGCGGGGCCCACCCCACAACCTGCTGCTGAAACAGATAGCGGCAGCGCTTGACCTGGTCAGCCACACCAGCGTCCTGCACCACCTGAACGGCAACTGCAAGTGCGGCAGCGTGCCGGTGGCGACCTACGGCCTGCTCTACCCCGGCGCGGGGCTGCACCGTAGCAGCTGGTCGTTTGAGGTCGATGGCCGCCCGAAGCCCTACGTCCGGGCCCGGACGCGGCGGGGCCGCTACTACACCGACCCGGAGTACGAAGCCTGGCGCGACCGGGTGGCGATGCTCTCCCTGGTGGAGCTGGAGGGCAAAAGGCCGCTGCTCCAGGGGCCGGTGGCGGTGGCCGTCCAGGTCTTCGTCCACGGCCACCCCGGCGACCCGGACAACTACGGCAAGGGCGTGATGGACGCCCTTCAGGGCATCTTCTACGACGACGACCGGCGGGTGAAGCGGCTGGAGTCGGTGGTGGAGCGGGCGGCCAGCCGGGGGGTGGAGCACGCCAGGGTGTGGGTCGGTGACCTGCGCGGATGAGGCCCACATCAGGGCGACGGCGGCGGCCTGGTGCGGGGCCCGGACGGCGGCCCAGCGGGTCTTCATGTTGGCTCATCTTCGCGGCCCGTCGCCAGTCATCGACGTCGTGGTGGTGGTCGCTGGGCGGGCCCACGCCCTGCCGAAATCGGCGCTGCTGAAGGCCCTGGACGACCACGCCCAGGGTGATCTTTGACCTACCGAAACCCCTACCCTTTTCTAAGCCGCTAAAGAAAAATGTCCCACCAGCCGCGCTGAGAGCCCCGTCAGCGGGGGGTTTAGCGCCCAGCGGTATAGTACCAGCGCTCACCCGGAAACACGTTTTCGCCCCGTTATCGCCTGACGACGCCTGACATCTTGTAGCGTATTTCTGGCTGCGCCCCCTTGACAAGTGTAAGCGTAGGGCTTACCTTTGATGCGAGCCCAGGCCGGAAGGGGGCCGGGGCGACAACCGAAGACGACCGGCGAAGCCCCTGGGCCCCGACGCCACCCGATGGCAAAAGCGGCACCACCCGCGAGCGGCAACATCACGCCAAGCCCACAACCTGGCAGCCGGAACGCCCCCCAGCGCGGGGGTCTTCGGAACAAAATCGGCAGGACTCACAGAGAGCCAGGCGACCGTCGCTGAGACGCAGGCGGGTCGGCTGCCGGTGAAGGGCTGGGGACACACCCCCGGCATCAGAGAGAGAACAAAGCGCTGGGCCTGACGGCCCAGCCGGGTGGCTCAGGATTGTTGCGCCCCTGGGCCCAGGTTGCCGTCCTGGGCTACCCGGCTGGTCGGTCAGTATCAGGGAAGGGAGAAGAAGGATGCGTCAGACACGGCAGGAGTTCAAGCAAGGTGAAACGGTGATGCGTCACCAGTCTCACCGCACCTGGGTGGCGGTCGTGGTGGTCGACCCCGACATACCACGGCAAGAGAAGCGGTGGGGGATGCACAGCAATATCACCGCTACCGTCCACAATGTCCGGGTGTGGGAGCCACAGACCAGCTGGTGGCAGAAGGGCGGCCACGATCTGGTGGCCCACTTCCGCACCGGAGCCGTCCGCAATAGCCGCAAGGCGATTCTGACGGTGGAAGAGTACGACTGCACGGTGGGCTTCGACCTGGCGGCAGAGCGGGCCCGGCGGGCAGAGCGACTGCGGCAGGACGCTATCGACAGCGCCCTGGGGGTGGACATCATCAGCCGGGAGATTCGGGAAGCGATGGGCGTGGGCGCTGAGTGTGAGACTGATGAGCTGCGGGCCGTCATCCGCACCTACGTCAACGAGCTGACGCTGGAGCGCACCGGCAGGGGCCGGGAGTAGATGCCCAGCGTCAGGTTCGGCTGCGGTCATCTGGTCGAATACCAGCGGCTGCGCCCACCAGACCCCCGGCATATTAGCTGCCCGGTCTGCCGCCGGGGGCAGAACGAAGCGATGGGGGCGGCGGCCAGCGAGCGGGTGCGGAAGAGCCGACGCCTGCGCGACCGTCGCCACCAGGCCGCTCAGGCTCACGACTACGGGCGGCGACACGACCGCTCGATATGCCCGGCCTGCCAGGCCGGGGCGAGCTTCAACGAAAGGGGAACGTGATGGCACAGCTAGTTCACTTCTACCAGGAGACGGGCACTTCGCTGGAGTATGTCGTCATTGACGACGACGACCTGCCCCCCGAAGAGCTAGAGGAAGAGTACGGTGAGCCGGGCTATACGCTGGGGGACGTCCACCACATCGACGGCGACGTGACCAGCCTGCCCACAAACCGCTCGCTGCGGGCCTGACAGGCCGACAGACAAGGGGAGTAGAAGGGAGATGCAGATGCTGGAAGTGACGACACCGCGAGAGAGCACCGCCGGGTTCGCGGCCCTGGAGATGGTGGTGCGGATGCTGCGGGAAACCCCTTATGGGGCCCCGGACAGCGTGAGCAACCGGCGGGTGGACGTGCTCGCCGAGCTGCTAGACGAAGGTGACCGGGCGGCGGTGCTGGTCATCATGCGGGCCTTCCACCAGGCCCTGCCGGAAGCGGCGAAGAAGGTCACCCGCACGTACATGGGCAACGGTGTGCGGGTGGTGCGGGACAACCGCTAGACCCACCAGGCGGTGGTGAGCCCACCGCCCGGTCGGTTTAGCAGCACCCATGAAAGGGGGAGTGATGACGGATGAGGCGAAGATACGGGCCCACGATAGCGGGCTCAAAGCGACGGAGAAGGCCCTGATGGCCGCCCGGCGGGAGCTGGGCCTGGCGTCCAACCTGCTGTGGGGCGTCTACTTCGCGGCCTACAACCGGGAAGATGGCGACCAGCTCCTGGCGCTCAGGGGGCAGGTGCAGGCTATCAGCCAGCAGGTCGGGGATGTCTTCAAGGACGTGCAGCAGCACGGGATGACAGAAGCCGATGTGGCCGAGAGGCCCAGCTGATGGTCACCCAGCGGATGCGGATACTGGCCGCGATGGCCCAGGCCGAGCGGAGGGCGTGGGGCGCCCTGGGGCGGTACAAGTTCCTGATGTTCGGCTACCACGCCGCTCAGTGGGTCACGCTGGCCCACCTAGTCAGCCCGCAGCCGCCTAATCCCTTCACGGCCCTGGTGATTGCATCACGGGCCCGTGACGGGTGGCTCAGCGCGGCTG